TCAGTCACCAGACCCAGAACCCGAAGAAGAATTAGAAGTCATTGAAGATGAACCAGAAAAAGAACCGGAGGGAAGAATATTATGACCTATCATGTTTTAAAAGATCCAAAAACAGGAACTGTCATTCATTCTCATTTTGATAAAGTATTTAGAAATGATGAATATGAAGTATTTTTTAATTCAAAGACTGGTTTGGAAGTAACAAGAGGAGTTTCAGGAAAACCAGATCCCCTTATGACTGAACTGCCTCTTTTGTTAGATATCGGTATCATGGGATCATGTGAAAATAAATGCTCTTTTTGTTATCAAGGAGATGGAGATGAACCAAACATGACTCTTGAGAATTTTAAGATCATAATTGATCAAACAAAGTATCATGTTAATCAAATTGCTTTAGGTGGAAGAGGTGATCCCAATAAACATGAACACTTTAAAGAGATCTTAACTTATGCAAAAGATAATAATGTAGTCCCAAGTTACACTACAAGCGGAATAGATCTCACAGATGAAGAGATTGAAATTTCAAAAATATGCGGCGCTGTAGCGGTTAGTGATTATGGAACCCCTGCAACATATGAAGCAATTCAAAGATTTTTAAATGCAGGAATCAAAACCAATATTCATTTGATTTTTTCAAGCGCATCATATCAAAAATGTATAAAAATTCTTTATGGAAGCAATCCATGGATCGAACAAACAAATGAGAAACTTCCAATGTTTGATATAGAAAAATTGAATGGAGTTGTTTTTCTTTTATTCAAACCTCAAGGACGAGGAGCATCGACTCCAGATCTAGCTCCTACTCACTACCAATTAGAGGTTATCGCAGAAAAAGTATTATCAGAAAGCCCAAATATAAAGTTCAAAATCGGAATTGATAGTTGTCTTGCAAACCATTTATATAAGTTTGGTAATGTAAATGAAATACATGATCTAGTTATAGACTCATGTGAAGCTGGAAGAATGTCAGCATATATAACACCTTCAATGCAAATGATGCCATGCAGTTATGCAGACAAAAGTCTTGCAATACCAATCACTCAGGAAAAGGATATATCATATATATGGAATCGATCAACATCTTTCAAAAAATTTCGAACTATATTAAAGAAAAAACCCTTTTCTTGTCCGGCGGGGTTTTAAAACATGAACAGATATATGAAAGAATATTGTCAGAAAGGGAATCTCATATGTTAAGTCAAGAACAGATAAGAGACATACCAGTTGCAGTTGATTTTGTTGCTGTACCCAGCACTTTTGATATTGATCTTGTTTTATCAATGAGAGAAGGTGCTGGGATGTTTGATGGGACGGAAACAAATCTTCAACATGTAAAGTTTGTTGCTGAAACAATTAAAGAATCTCCCTATATGGTTCTATCAAAGACTCCAGAGGTAACGGTTCAATCTGCTTTCTTCTGTTTAGAAATATTCAGAGAATTAGGACTTACTCTTGACTCCAATTTAAGTGATGCAAGCGATAGTAAATTCAGAGGTAGAACCTGGGAACAGCATGCAAAACACTATAACTATCAACAAGGTCATATATCTCAAATGGCCTTCTTAATTGTTATAGTCAATGTATATAAACTTGTTGAGGAAGGTATCATATCAAAGATTGCAGACAAAATACAGTCTGTTCAAGATAGAGTCGATAAATTGAAAGAAAATATGAAGATGTTAGATGAGAAATAACGGAAGAAGAGCGACCCGGATTAATATCTGGGCCGCTCTTTTTTTGCTTATACTATGAAGAAGTTAAGCTCGATTTGTTCAACAACTCTGGTTGGATCTAGAATGATATTTACATGAAAGCGTTTTGTTTTTCTTTCATACTCTGTCGCTGAAACTTCCACAGTATAATCATTTAGACCTCTACGTTTCTTAACTTGCTCTAAGAAGTCAACAATACCACCAGAAACTTGCGCCCAAGTAACTGGATCGTTCTGTTCAAAGATAAAGAATCTACAGAACTGTTCGATAGCACGTTTCACAAAAAGAACCATACGAACAATATTTAGATCTGATAGGGCACTTGATTTTGCTTGAGCTGTTAACTGTCCCCACATTACATATCCTTGAGCGAACTTCACAATTGGATTCAGTTGTTTTAGATATAACTGATCCCTTTGCCCAAGTCTAGGATTGTATCTAATCTCCTTAATACTATCAATAGATGCTCTATTGAAACCAGCAACCGCGAACCATATTTCTGCAACATTATCATTTCTTGGTAATAAATATGCCATATGATATAAAGGTGAGAACCATATATCTTGACCAGTAAACGGATCAGATACTTTATTGAATGATTCGTATAACGCTACAAAGTAATTATTAAATGTATTAGTATTAGTTCTTGTTGCTAGAGCAGCATTAACTGAAGCATTATCTCCATTGTCAAGAATTCCAACACAGTCACGCCTTGTCGTACATAGATTGCTAATTGCAGTTTTAACATCAGCTGGATAACCCGCATCATAAACAACAGAGAACCAAATATTTTCAATATCAAGAACTTGATCTTCTGCTTCACCTGTATTTGGATTAGTTAGTAATCCAGAATAAGCTTGTTCAAGTAGTTCTTCGGCTCCACCTGGATCAGTTGTATTTAGCGTACCATCAGGCAGTCTCAATGTTCCTTCTGATCCTTTTCTTAAAGGTACAGGTTCAGATTGTAAAAATGCACAAGCAATACCACTGGAACATTCCGTTCCTGGTAATAGACCTTCTTCTACTATAAATGATTGTTTTACTAGATAAGTAATTACTGAAGTCGGATCAAATGATGATGAACCATTCCAACCAGTTGTACCACCTGTAAGGTTTCTATCTGGGTAAACAGCAACAATTTCATTATCAACTCCACTTGAAGCTCCCATCCAACCCCAAATTTGATTACCTTTAGCATCCTTTGCAATTACAACATAAGCAGCATTTCCAGTTTCTGGAGTTGTCTCCCAAGCTTCGAAGTCCTGTTTAATATCAGAAATCCAAGAAGATCCACCAGTTGTACTAGCTTCAACAGTACCGATCTCTTTATCAAAATTCTTAACAGTTAATTCATAACCTGATGTATAATTTCCATCTGCTAATTCCATATCAGCTCTCAATACTGCTGAGAATACTTCCAGAACATAAGTAATCCAAATAGATTCCCCAGCAAGATCTTGAGCTAGTGGATCGAATGAAATATCAAATGATTCTATAATTATATCATCACCATCCGTTTGTTTTTCATAAACATCTAACACATATACATCATTTAAAGTCGGATTTGAATGTTGCGTTAATCTAATACCAATAGCGTTGTAATAATCACCTCTACCAATTGGACGTAATATTGCTAATGGTTTAGTATCACCATCTTGGGCCAACTCAGTTTGAATTTCTGCTATACTATTTAAACTATCAACAAATGTAATTGATATAGATGCGGTTGCATCTACTGTTGCTAACTGTGTATCAATTCTTAAGTTTGAATAAGCAGCATTGTCTGGAAGACATCTTATCCAATACAATGAACCAGATTCACCTAAGAAGTTGTAACCAACATATGGACCTTGTCCATAATTTTTTCCAAAATCTGTAATGTTTGGATCTCCCCATTCATTAACAAAATCTGCTCTTGAACCGACAAAGATCAGTTCGTTATCTCGACCTTTTCTTGTCAGACCGCTTAAGAAACCAATAGTAGATGGTACTGCGGCAACAAACGCTGACAGGTCAATAATTTTCGTAAAAACACCTGGAGACACATTCGCCATGTTATCTTCCCTCCCATAATAAATTTTTAACTATCTTCTAAACAACTCTTCCTTACTCCAGGTCTACAAATATAAAACTCCTTTCTAATTAAACGTATATATACCAAACAAAAATTAATCTTCTAGTAGCATCTTTTATAATCGTTGGAAATGTTACTCTAGCAAATAAAGTGAATGTTCCAGACCATCCTCCTGCTCTTGATTCTGCAGTGAATAAGCCTGCTTCGCTTAATCTTTCATCATTTGCGTCATCAATACCAACTGTTGTAGTAAGTTTTAATACTAACCATTTGTTATCATTTAAAGCATCCCTTTCAAAAATAATAGTGTCGAACGGTAGTTTATACCATCCAGTTTTTGGATACCCTGAAGCAACAACATGATAATCCCCAGATGATGAATCAGATGCATTAACCATAACTCTTGATTCTAAATCAGTATTTTCATTTGCTGGAGGTACAGGATCAAATGGATCAGCTGGAAGTACACCACCATCTCCTAAACCAAACCATGATAGAAAATGGTCTTTTGTTGATGCGATTCTAGGATTTCCAAGGTCGTCTACATTATTTTGGTTAACCAACATCTGTGCTAAAGTTTCTCTTCCAAGATAAACAACTAAATTACTTTTCCTTACAAGTCTTTTATTCCCGTTTTCGTCCTCTTCCCATATTTCAACCATTCCTTCGGGGCGTCTTTCTCCACCTCCACCTTGTTGAAATTTATCTACAAAACATTTGTCACCGTACACTTCGGTGATACGAATTTCAGTGTCTTTTACATTTTGCATAATTAAAGCTTCCTTTTGATTAGATGATAGAAATCTTTGTATTTTGTTCTTAAAATTTTGGTCGGTTAGTACCAAACCGCTATATATATTAATAAATGAATAGCAACGATTATACTTTTTAAGTGGAGGAATGCAATGGATAAAGTAATTAGAATGGTAAAGCTTGGAAAAGAAGTCTATATCAATAGAATGGATGTTATTTCTCTAATCACTGAACTATGCTTAAAAGCTGAATCTCTCGATTCAAAGAAAGATCTCAAATGTCTGGCAGATACACTGTCAGATGGAATTGAAGAATTTAATAAGGAAGGAATTAAATTATGAGTACAAAACTGCTCGCAACTGTACCTGTAAAGTGTCATGCGTGTAAATCACTTTACTATACAAAAACACCTGAGAGTGGGTGTGAACAATGTGGGTCACATAGTTTACAAAAAATAACCCACTCTGAAGCAACTGCACTGTTCAATGAAGCCATAGCAACAACCATGTTCACCCTCAAAGAGTAGTAAGATCATGGCTGGTATCGAGCGGATATTTCACCGTGTCGATACCAGCAAACATGATCCGTTTTAGACACTTCCTTTTTTATCCTAAGAAAGTACCACAGTTAGAACAAAATGTAAATGATGATTTACATTTTGTTCCACAAGAACTGCAAGTAAGTTTTCTTTGAGTAGTAACTGGCTGTGATATATTCTCACCTGTTTGTGTTATTCCTTTAAGAGCAATAACAACAACAGTTGATGCTTCAAGTGTACTAAGAGTTGTATAATTGAACTGTTGACTAACTTCAGAACCCTTTACAGTAATTCCTTCATCCGTATTTGGAATTGCAGAAATATTCTCAACTCCAAGCGAATCCATAGTTACATTACTTTCAGAAACATTCTTGACACTCGCTTGTGCGGTTGATGTATATATACTTTGAGGCGCCATTCCACTACTATTACGTTCAAGAGTTCTACGATTCCAATCAGAATTATTTCCGTAATAAGTATAGTCTCTGCTTGGCCAATGATGATGAACTTCTTTGATTGTATTAACAATCCAAGGTTCTGGTTGAGATTTTTCAAATGCAAATTCAACTCTAACTAATCCATCATCTGCTCGGTCGCCTCTATGATCGCTGATCTCTTTGGTTTTATTGATGAATCGAAAACGATTGCGAGCAACATTTCCACGAAGAAAACCTTGTAATTCAGTTGAAGCATTTGCATCTAATACTAACGAATTGTTGTCAAGGACATCTTCTCCATCAATGGAAATCTTTATAGAAGCTCTTTTTGAATTTAGGTTCTTTAATAGAATAGAATATTCTGAACCAAAAGGTAGGAATACAGCTCCATCTTTAACTCGAAGAATTTTACCGCCTTGTTTTACTTCTACTACAAATTTGTCTGCGTAAGTCATTGTCTTTCTCCTTTTACAGGGTACTGACTAAACCCTCAGATTTGCTTAAAGTCAGTTGGAATTTCATATATATGTTCTAAATTACTATATATATTAATTAATGAAAACAAACCATTAATCTTTAATTAACCCAAATATGAAAGGGGAAATTTAAAATGGCCGGTGAAAAAAAGAAATACTTTCTTCACATTCAAAGTATAATCACGGATAAAGAAAGAGTTGGCCATGTTAATACAGCCAGCATTTCTTCAACCATTCAGGCACTGGGTCGAATCGGATGGCATGCTGTAACTTGTCGTCTGGCATCTGTCAATGACAAAGAAAATTTCGAAAATCGAAGCTTACAGGTAATCAGATTAGGATAAGGAGACCAATAAAAAATGACGACGAACACAGAAAATTTAAAAATAGTGTCAACTGATGATGACTCGGTTATCAGCATAAATGACCGAAAGAAGCTTGGGGAACTCGAAAAAAAGTTTCCCAATATGGAAATCATAATCGGTAAAGCTAACAATGATGATAAACCGATCAGTCTGGATCTTGCCGAGATGGAATTTTCGCGTCAGAAGACATTTGACGCGGCAACAGAGTCCATCATGGGAAAGCGCATCGATAAGATGCAAAAAGCTCCAAGATTCCCATTACCGATGGTCACTGGTTTAATTGGATTTCTTCTAGGGGTCGCAGCAACTTTCTTCGCCTATAACATATAGGCGGAGATACTTGAGTGGGGGCACATGCCAGTGGCAATGTTCGGGGAGGTCATCCTGGAAGTGTATCCTGGTAGTGATGACCCCCCCACTCATCCCCTATTGTAATTTTTTTCCATAATATTTGCCATTATACATAAATGAAGATTCAATAATAATAATTGTATATAGATTAAAGAATCCTGTTGCAGGTAAGTGTTCTACTATGCCAAAACCATTAACCCAATGAGTTGGTGCATTTTTCTTGTAGTCAGGTTTGATATTGCAAAGACAAGGAAGGGAAGTAGCCATATGATAACCCTTTGAATCAACAGGAGATATCTTTGTAAACATCTGTGGATTATGAACATGAGCATATACTACGCTTCCCTCATATGCTTCAACAGTAGCTTTAGCATGATAAATATTCCAATACTTTCCATGCATAACATATAACTTTCCAACCTTATGAACATCACCAAACGGTATTACTTTATATCCTCTATCATATAAATTT